CCTTCAATCTTAAAACGAGTACCGCCATAACGTGGGAAAATAACCCAATCCTTTTCTTTACACCACGGACCTGAAGGGAACTTTTCAGTATCAGCATAGGCCAAAGGCCCCTGTTTAACGACATATCCAACGACAGTTTGTAATTGGTCTTCTAAAATTGTTTGATCCGTAAGAAGAATGCCTCCCTCCGTTTTGCCTTTACCCCGATAAGGTAGCACTAGAATGCGCCAACCAGCCGGTTGTGGCATCCGTTCTACTGCGGAAAGGTCTAGCTTACTAGGATCTAACACACGCTCTTCGGGTGTAACGTAAGAGTTTTGTACACGTTCTTCGGCTGTAGGCACAGCGTCCGTTGTTGACTTCATACTTATTGCTCCTGTTTTTCTAGCAGGTTCGAGAGTTCCTGGTTGATGTAACTTAATGCCGACAATTGCCCCATGCAGTGTTGATACTGCTCCATGTTGCTAATGCCGCTTGCTTCTAAATGATTTAAAACAGATGCGTGTCTGTCTTTTATAGTACTTTGTACAAATTGCACCAAGCTTATTACGTCCATATCCACAATATACCCCATAAGTCCGATATCATTGCGTATAGTAATATACTTATGCTTTTTTGCGCACCTTTTTTTTACTTTTTCCCGCAGTATTTAACGCAATGGCTACCGCTTGCTTCTGCGGATACCCTTCACCACGGAGCTTTTTGACATTACCGCTTACTGTTTTTTTAGCACTACCTTTTTTTAAAGGCATAAGTATTTTTCCTCTAAGTCTACAAAAATAGGGGTTTGTTCTCCTACAAATGCCCCCGCAACATTAAACTCAAAATACTCTACTGCTTCCTCGTAAGGCATATCTTCTGCAAGTATATTTATACACTTGTCTCTATCGTAAACAGCAATGGTAGGTTGGCCGTGGCTTTTTTCCGTACCTATTAAAGCTTTGTCAAAGCCATCTGCATACAAAATATTATCTTGCATATGGACACCTAGTTGATAGTAAATTTACCACCACGAAGCATTGCACCCATGCCTCGACACGTTCCAGTGGTTACCGTGCCTTTAGCCGTATTTGGCGTAGGTACTTCCTTGTAATTACCAAAGGGCACGCTACCTTGGCTTTGAATTACCTCTTTATTCGACGCTTTGGGCGGATTTGGAGGGGTAGAGCCGTTCGTTCTGACTGTTCTCTTCATGGTGTTTCTCCTTCTTTTTGACGTAGTCTCATGTCTTCTCGCTCATTTGACGCATTTATTCGTGCTGCCGTCTGTTTTTCCTGCGATTCTAGCCTATCATCAAACTGACGGCTTCTTTCACTCAGTTTTTGCTCTTCTAATCCAAACTTAGCTTGATCGTTGGCAATATCTGCCATCGTTTTCTGTTCTTTTATGCCTAATTCTTGCTCTTTAAGCGCAACAAGAGGATCAGGGCCTTCTGCTTGACCTTGACCCATGATATTTTGGCTCATCATACGCACTTCAGCAATTTTATCGGCAATAACCTGCGATATTTGCGCTTCAATGCTTATAACTTGCTCTTCTGTAGGCTCTTGGCCTTGATTTTGTTGCATAAATTGCGTCATTACCTGCTCTTGAGCCATCAATTTTACGTGTTCCATGATGTGCTTCTGCAATGCCACCGCTACAGGAGGTGATGCTTGCACCACACCAGAAGCCATGAACACTAAATGCGCCGCAATGTGCGCTTCATGGTTCTGCCCTTCAAAAGCTTTGAGATCAATGCCATCTAAAGCATCTACATTCTCTTGCGCAGGATCTTTAGGCGTCGGAGCGTCTAGTTCTGGGGCATTCAAAATGCTATCTATGTCCCTTACGCCTAATGCTTCATACATTCGACGATACGCTTCTGGCAAATTATGTAGATCAGGGGCTTGAGCCGCTAATTCTAGCTGACTTTGCGCCAAAGCAATGCGCTGTGCTTGCGAAAAGATATTAGGGTTAGATACCGGCACAACATCAATTCGATCATCAAAGTCTTGCGCCATAATCTGAGGTGTCGCGCCAGCCACATCATACGGATATTCCTGTGGCAAAAACTCATGCATCACTCGAGCAAGGATCTTAAACTCTTTTCGCATGGCATAATGCAAACGTTTATGAATAGCACTCATCACTCGAGCACCTTGCTCAAGCATAGCAACTGTAGTGCCTACCGCTGCGTTCTGATTACCATCCCCCACTTTCATATCCGTAATCGTTGCAAACCGCTGTGCGGCATCAACCACAAACCCTAACAGTTGAAACAACACGGTATCAGGACCTTTGAAAGGTAAAGGCATTAAGCTGTCTCGAATGGCCCCTCCTGGAGCATCTACATCCCTAAACTCACCAGGCTGCAACGGATCGGCATCATCCCTTACTCTTAGGCCACGCGCCTTAAACCCTGCGGGAAGATTAGACAAAGTTCCTGCATCTATCAGTTGCCTCAACGAAGCCGTCGCCGTAGTGGCTAATCCGCCAATGGTGTCAATAAGCCCTAACCCGTAAAAGCCAAATCCAGGCAAAAACTTGTAATGAATAAAATACTCTATCTTTAAAAACTCTTTAGAATCTTCCAAATAATTTCGACGTATAGACAAAATAGTGCTCATGTCTTCGCAGATAGTGACGATATACGGCAGTTTAATCCCCGTCGTTTCGCCTTCTTCATCCTTATGCTCAAAGCCGTCTAAGTCCAGTTCCACGTGAAACTCAAGAATAGTGGTGTCATAGTTGCCTTGAGACGGCTCGACACCTTCAATTTTGTTCATCTCTTTTCTTACTTCGTCTGGCGCGGCACTGCTCGGTACAATGTCTACATCTCGATAGAACCCTGCAACCTGCTGCTTACGCAAGTCGTTTACGCTCATATCAATCCGATGCGTGATAATAGGACACGTTTCTAAATTAGACGTCTCATACGGCACAATCAAATCAGTCGCTTGAATAAACGTTGAAACCGGTCGATCCAACGCGGCGTCATAGTACACTTTCTTAAACGCCGATCCGGCAAGAGGGAGGTAATACAGCATCTGATCAAACTCAGGCGTGTACTCCTGCATCACATTCATCAAGTAATAGTTCATAAACTCTTTGACACGATGGGCCTGTTGTTCTTTTTCTTTGTCTATCGCACCCATTATCACCGTGCGGACAGGGCCGTCTGGCGGTAAAAGCTCGTTGTAGGCTTGTGCTTGGAACTGGGTGGCAGCTTCTGCCAACAACGGGTGCGTTACCCCGCTTGCGCCCTTGAACGGCTCTGTGCGGTCTTCATACTTGTAGCCAAGAAGCTGAAGCCCTTTCTCGTAGTTGTCCCGCCAATCCTTACGTGTTTCGTTGTTATTCTCATACTGACCCATTAATTCGCTGGTCAAAGTCCCAAGGGCCGTATCATCTAGCTCCTCGGCTAGGTTGCGGTAAAAATCTCCCTCGTCTACCGTAACTTCAGGCTGCGGATCAAAGTCCACCGTAGCACTGCCGTCCTCTTCCGCTATAATCTCAACGGTAGAGCTATCTATCTCTTTGGCCCTTAATGAATTAGGCACTGCAATCTCAACCTGCTCTTCAATCGAGAGTTCAGTCATAGGGTCTAGTCTTTCAACCATCGACGTAATCGGATCGTTTTCTTCAGCCATTTTGGTTTCTTCCCATAATGCGATCTAAAGCAGATAACATTTTATTGCTTGGCATAATTCCCGCTCGGGAATTCATCATGTTTTGAACGCCCTGTTGCCGCTTCTGCATGGCAATCTCATTAGGGCCTACGCTTACCGACATCGTAAACTCTTTGTAAGGGTTCGTGGGCTCTGAAACAGGGCCCCCTTGATTAAAGGTGTACACGGTCTCTTCTTCCTCCATGTACGGAGTGTCTGCACCAAACTCCGGCTGATACTCCCTCTGGATGTTGCCTCGGACCGCATCAACGGTGGCTTCGGTGTCAAGGTCCAACAGGCGAGTAGCCCCACTCATTTGGCCCCCCGCTGCAATTTGACCTGCACTAATTCCACCAGGCGTAGCTACCCCAAGGGCCGCTATTTTTGCTTTACCTGCATCCAAGGCTTGTTGCTTTTGCATGGGCGTAAAGTTTGCGCCTAGCATAGCCTCCGATTCCCTAATGATGTTAGCGACCTTCTGCTCAACAGAAAGCGGTGTCTGACCGGTATCTGCCGCAGGATCAGGGTCTCCAGGTTGAAACTTAGGTAAACCTATCGGCATGACCGAAGTATTTACCGTGCCAGCAGTATTGGTGCCGCCTACTCCTGTGCCTATGTTCATCACGTTAGGGTCAACTTGGCTAACCGTCGGAGTGTCAAACATCGTCAGATTATCGGCCCCTGTCGCTACAATGTTGCCCGTAGTGTCCTGTGTCCCTACCGTCGTGGTGCCCGTGCCATCCGGATTGATCCCCATACCTGTAGACGGGAACTGTGCATAAGTTGTTAATTCGCCAATGTCCGGTCCTGACCCTTGGGCCGTGCTCTGTCCCATCGTGATCGCTGTAGTAGGCAGTCCCGAAGAATCTAAGCCTCGAGACACTACAGGGGTCCCACGCGTTATGTTCCTTTGCTGAAATGACATCGGATCAAACAAGCCCGACGCAATCTTACCTTCGGCAATAAGATCATCAACCGTGCCATAGGAATTTGGATTTAAATTTCTAAAATCTTGCGCTGCATTCGGGGCTTGAAAGTCTTGAGTCCCTCCAGGCTGATAGTCCGCTAAACTAAAGCTAGAAGCTACCATAGGGTCTACCGGCTGTTCGTACCGATCCATGATGCTGTCAAACGCATCCCCGATGTCTTTGAAATCACCGACGCCCTCTACCTTTGGTGGGGCCCCTATAACTCCTACAAAATCAATGGCGTCAAAGTCCGCTGCGCCTTGGTTCCTGTAATCAGTGACATACTGCGCGGCAATCTCTGTAGGCGTCATGGTTAAAAAATCACCGACGTCCGAAAGCCTTAACCTACTTTGATTGTCCTTAATAAACTTAGCATAGGCATCTTCTTTTGCCGCCGTCTTACTTGCCCCCTCAATCACGCCTATGCCCGAATCAATCTGCTTAGTAATAGAACTTAGCTGGGCCAGCACTTCTTCTCGCGTTAAAAAATCCGCCATAATCTACCCGTAATACTGTATTTGTGAAGGTTCTGGAGTATCCCAATCATCCGACGGCAACTGAACAAAGTTGCCCTGCCGATACCGCATCAACGCTTGTGTCGTGCTATCTACCAAGTCGTCATACTCCCCGTTTGGAAAGGCTGCACACTCTTCTATCAGCTCCTCGGCCCACATCTGATCTGGAGCCCAGATCATACCGCTTTCAAATAACGGAGCTACACTGTGTACACGCGATACTTTATCATTACCCCTAGAAGGCGTAAAGTTTACCACAGGAATTCCCATGTTCCTTAATTCATGCGTCAAAGGGGTCCCTGTCGCTTTTGCCTCAATAATTACTGTTTCGGGGTCCCAGAAGCGATATAACTCATACGCCTTCTCCTTCAACTCCGGAAAATCCCATCGCCCCTTCACCGAATCCAAAAGTATTAAATTAGGGGCCCCTGACTCATTAGGGTAGAAAACCCCCCACGTAGTAATCGCACTAAAATCCGCCGTCTCCTTCTTACTGAACGCCGTGTCATAACTTTGAATAACATACTCCAACGCCGGAACCGACTCCTTCTCCCAAAGGTTCCACCACTCCCGCTTCAAAATAGACGTCTCATCACCCGTCGGATTCTGCTGATACTGCGCATTCCACTTGCTGACAGGGATAGACGCCTGTACCGCCTTCAAATCCTGTAAAGGCCAATACTCCGGCCAACACGACCGCCCACTAGGCATGATCGCAGGTAACTCCACAACCTCCCACTGGTCCGCTCTATCCTCTTTAGCCTGTGAGCGCATCAACTGTCCCGTCAGATCCTTGTCTGACCAACGCGTCATTACCAAAACTATCGAACCTCCAGGCTGTAAACGCTGGCGGGGGCCCCCCGTGTACCAATCCCATGCGTCATCAAAACCATGGTTCGACATCGCCGTCTGCTCAGAATGAGGATCATCAATAATAATTAAATCACCACCACGACCCGCTAAGTTAGACCCAACACCCACCGCATAATACATACCCCCACGCGCCGTATCCCACCGCCCAGAGGCTTTTGAATCAGCAGATAGCTTAGAATCAGGAAATAAATCCATATAGTCGTCACGCTCCAAGAGTCCTCATCC